ATACGATCTCTCTCGCTGTATGATAAATCGCTCCATTGTCTACCACGAAGAAACTTAGTTTTGAACATACCTCTTGCTGCTTTTGCTGCTTTGAGTTTTAGTTGCTCGCCAGACTTTCTTCTCTTTTTCCTCATCACTCTTTTTCTTGCTCGAAGTTTTGCTGTACGACGAGCAGCACGAGACATTTTGAGTCGTGCTTGTCTAGTAAGTTCGTCGAGTTGAGTGTATTCCGAGAAACTTAACATCAGTTATCTACTTTAGCGCCTGCTCTCCACTGGAAGCATGACCAGTATCTTGCTTTAGTTTTTGGACCGGGATTGTCACAGTTGTGTCTTGCTCGGAAGTTTTTTCTTCGCTCTGGATCATCACGTTTGATGGAAAGATTGGGATCACCAAACCGAACCACCTTTACTTTGTCTCCGTCCTTGACGTACACTTTAAACTTCTTTGATGGAACTTCGCTGGTGCGAATGGGATCGTTCAGTTTGACCTTTTTACCCTGATACTCCGCCTCACTAACGACATGATTAAATGTCGCAGGAAGTCGAATCATCGATGGAGTTGCCTGAGTATCAATCCCTTCCATAAATGTTTTAAAGGACTTCATGCTTTTCTCCAAGTACCACCCATCGATTTATACTTTTTGGATGCCCATGCGTTAGCATATGCTGATGGGTAAACATCAAACTTTGCTTTTGCTGCTGCTTTTGCTGCTGACCACTTCTTTGGATCATTAGGAACATTTTTTTCAGAAATGTAATCGTTGAAAGATTTCATTTTTGTTTCCTCGTCTGTTTTTTTGTTAGGGTTAACACCACTACCTTTGAAATGCATTTTTTGTAACTCAAAGTCCGCGACTTCTGAGGCAGTTGGGTGAGGTTTGAATCCACCCTCTGGGTTTTTCATAAGTTTATATTCGTTCTTTCCGTGTTTCATCCAGTGATAACCGGCGGGTGCTTTGACTTTCATTTCGTTAATGTCCTCGTTTCTTTCTTTGGTTTTCTTTTTCATCTTGTTGATGTAAGCACGATAGACTGCTGCTTCAGATGTTTTTCCCATAACACGCGCCCTTTGCTCCATAGCGATTGCTGCTTGGATTTTGTGTGCGTGTGATCTATCAGACGACTCTATTTTACGAACTGATGCTTTAGCAGTTTCAACGTCTTTGAATCCAAGACCATGAATTGTGCCTTTTGGGTTTTCGTCCGTGTATAAATCAGAGTGTTTCTTTGATCCTGCGGGTTGTCCTTTTTTTCTTGGGATACGCGGATTGTTTTGATCCTGAATACCTTTCTTCTTAGGATCTTTATCAATACGATTTGACACATTGATTGGTTTGTTACCAGTCCCCGGTCTATCGGTCTGCGGATCTTTTGCTTTTTTTCTCTTTACAGCATTTGCGATTGCTTTCTTACCACCCTGCGCACGAAGTTTTGCTGCTTTTGCTTTTGACAAGCACTTTGGTTTACCTTCCGCCGCTTTTGCATCACCGCACTTACCGATTCTTTCTCCCTTGGTGTTGTAGCGATCCCAACCACCACCACCTGCACCACCTTTACTACCAGACCCGAACCACTTACCAAGTCCAGAGTCTTTGTATACTTTCTCGTTCACGCTATCGTTGAATTCAGAGTATTCCTCATGCTCCACAAATCCAAGGATCTTTCTTTCGCGTATTCCCATACCACGACGAACCGCCTTAAACAGACCCTCTGTGTCTGTCTTTGATAATTTTTTAGGTACACCTTTTTTGAAGTCTCTCATGTTACCCTCTGCTGCTGCCTTTCTCATTTTTGTTCCAGACATGCCTGCTGCACCCTCCGCATCAGGATCTCTTTTTCCAGCACTAACGACTGTGAGTTTTTTGAACCCAAACTCGTCGATATACCTATTTAGCGCCTTTCTCATCTCGGAAACTCTATCGCTTCCAACAACCATCGTCACCTCTTCATATCCCTCATCGCTTAGTGATTGTGCTACGATAAATGGATTTTTCATAGATGCATTTTTTACGATGTTTGCATTTGGAAACATTCGTTTCATGTATTTTATTTTATTATTATAACTGAGTGGGTTTCTCTTTGGATCTGACCCCGGACTAGCATAGATCCTATGCTCTGCCTTCTTTTTGTTCGCTACATCTACAACTTTATCAATCAGCAATTGATGACCAGAAGTAGGTGGTTGAAACCTACCGAAAGTGAACACTACCTTTTTTGACTTTTGCTCTTGCATACCACCTACTTCTGGGTCAATATTACTTTTTCTTTTTCTTCTTTGTTGCTGGTTTTGGTGCAGCAACTTCTTCGACCACATCAGCAGTCCATTCCCAACCTCTTCTTGTTTGGATAAACTTTCCTCCGTCCTGTTGGACCTTAAGTTCCCTCCATTTTTTTGCTTTCGAGTCCTCGTTAAAACGAACCCAATCTCTGTTTGCCATCTTACTCTCCTTTAATCCAGTTCTTAGATGCTGTAAAGTTTTGTCTAGAAAATTCTAGTCTGTCTACAAGTTTTAGTGCCTTGTTTGTTTGATCTATTGCTACAAATCCTTCGGGTGCAGTAACCTCGTATCCATTATTTGTTTTTATAAAGGTTCCAATGGATTTGACTTTTTGCAGTTGTCGTAACACTTTGAGTTTTGCAGTGGTGAGTGCTGCATGAAGGTTGAAAACGAGGTCTAACTTCCTAGAGTTCTTGGTGAGATATCCAAGTAGTTTATCTTTCTCAGACTGCTTTCTACTCTTCCCTGCTGCACTCTTGAGTTTATCTATGGATGTCTGCATCTTGTTGTTGACATAGTTTGTGAACTCCGCCGCAGATAGATCAGTTGATCCTTCTTTTACTTTTGAGTTTCCATAGATTTTTAGTTCTGCAATTAACTTTGTGTTCTTGTATAGTTCGTCTACAAACCTCCCTGCTTTTCTAAAAGATGATTTCACCATATTTATGGTTTTGGTCATTTCTTTTACTTCGCTTGTTGTGAAGTTTGCAGATCCATGCACATCACGGAAGTCTGCATCCGTGAACCAGACATTTTTTGTTTTTGTTAAAGATCGCACGCTAGGTCCAAACGATGCTTTCATGTTTTCCATATCCCGACCCGTATACTTTGTATGCCATACCACACCTATTTTTGCACTCAACATTTGTTTCGCTAATTTGCTATCTGTTGGGACTGCATATGTGATGGTGTTGGGTTGGAATGTGATGTGATCCTCACCGTCGAGTGATGTCGTGCTAATGTCTCCTTCGGTAAACAAAAGATCCCCTTGCAGGATACCTTTGATGTTTAGTCCTTTTAAATATTGAAGAGACGTTTTAAGTTTACTCGCAAGACCCGGAGAGTCTCCGTGGTTTTGGTCGATGTCAGCATTTGTATAATTAATCTTTGGGTTCTTGTTGAAAATGCTTTTGGTTCCCACGAAGAACTTTTTAGTTTCTGGGTGTGTTCCTGCAAACACAGCAGGCGCACCATCCCATTTGACTGTTATATTTACTTTACCTTTACTGCTTCCCGAAAGCATGTCGGTGACTGATTCGAGAAAACGAATCGCATCAACAACGCCGGATGAACCCTCATTGAACACGGAATCTTCGAGATGTTCCATATGCAGGTTTTTCGATTCATTGATGTATGTTCTAAATGACTTCATAGTAGGTTCCTGTGGGTAAAACTATTTATACATATTAGGTATCACGAAACTCAATCAAGGAGATTAAAAAATGCCAGACTTATCTAATACCGGCGAGACTGTTGCTGGATCAGAGTTCATGAGAAGAGATGGTGGGGTTAAGTTCCCTAAACCAAGTGCTGTTGATTCGTTCGTTGCGGGTTCCACGATCAGCACCAACGCAGGTAAAACTTTTGGAACCAATGAACTGGTTTCAGGTGTTAGAATCAAAGCAGATCCAGCAAATGCAGAGGCACTCTTCATTGGTTTTAATGATGGGGTCAGTGCAAGCGACGAAGCAGGCGCAACATATGGTGGATTCAAACTGGGTGCGAATGAGGAAACCTTTATTGATATTGACTCGCTTCAAAAGGTTTTTATCATGTCTCTTGGTGGTGGTGAAACTTTCTCGTTCATGGGTTCATGAAAACTCCA